CATGTCGATGATGACACCAGAGACAAGATTCTGGGGATTGATCGCAAGCTTCGTCAGTGGCAAGAGGTGCTTCAAGATCCTCGGCAGTTCGCCGCCGCTGTAGACCAGCGTGTGGAGCAAATGATTCAGGAGAGGTTTGAGAGTTCCTACGAGCAGAAGCAAACACAGGCTCAAGAGAACGCTCAGGTTGATTCGTTTATCAATCAGAACGCAAGTTGGCTATACCAACAAGATCCAGCTACAGGGCAGTTTCTGAAAGATCCAATGTCGGGAGATTACATCTACAGCGACAACGGACACCAATTCCTTCAGCACATGGATTCTTTTGCACAAGACGGTGTCTCGTCTGTGACAAAGCAGATCCAGTACGCACAGATGGCAATGGGCGGCGCAACTGCACGAGCAGCGGGTCCAGTTCAGCAGTCACAACAAGCACAGTCAACGGCGCAGCAGCAACGCTCTGCAATGCGTGGAAGAACCAATACAAGTCGAACTCGGCAGTCCTCCTTTAATGGTGTGACAGCAGAGAGCGGTGGCGATCCCACAGGTCGTCAACAGATGTCGTTCGGTGAGGAAACCCTTGCCGCCATGATGAGCGGCACAGAGTAGCCACAGTTTTTAGTAGTTCCACATTCGCAAGGAGGCTATCATGCCCAGTGGATTCCAGAATTTTGATCGGTTTGCTTGGGCGCGTTCCTTGCATACCACGATGCCAAAGCTCTTACGAGAAGTAGAAGATACGGCAAAGAAGAACTTCCAGATCATGGCATTGCTAGAGTCGGCAGGCCGAATCTCTACTGGTCATGGCGGTGAAGGCATCCAATGGCCGGTTCGCTACAAGAACCACAAGGCAGTTGGAGCAACAGGCGAGAACAGCAGGAACTTTACACCTACCAACCTGTTCAAGACTGCCAGCCTAGACTATCGCGGATACGAAGTTACGGATAGTATCAAGCGCCGCGAGATGGAAAAGAATAAAGGTGAGTCAGCGATCATCAAGGTTCTTGATGGTTTTGCAGAGCGACTGAAAGAGTCTCTCTTGCAGGAGCTTGCTCCTCAGTTCTATATCGACGGAGAAGATCCTGAGAACGAGCGTTTCTGGCACGGCTTCAAGACCTTGTCACGAACCAACGGCCAGACCCTCAACATTGATGGATCAGGCGCACGTTCAAAGAACGCTGCTGACAAAGCCGCTGCTCCTTCGGGGAGCTATGGTAACTTGTCGTGCGTACTTGGAACCTACGGTGGTTCTCAGGACAGTAGCGCACCTTGGCCTGAAGCGACCCAAGATGCTCAGTACGATTTCTGGTCGCCATTGGTGGTCCAGCGTGACAGCAGCTCGTTTGCTGGTACTGGTGGAGCGCAGCTTGAGAAAGCATTGCGTTACGGCATTACTCATGCCCAGCGTAACAGCACCATCGACGGTCAGATTACGAACGTGTTTATGGATCGCAACCTCTTCATTGATCTCAAGGATCATAACGATGGTCGCCAGACTATCGAAGTGAAGAACGCACCAGACTCGTTAATCTCACTTGGCTTTCGTAACGTCTTCCGTTTCGATGGCATCGAACTCGGTTTCGAGAACGCAGTTCCGGTTGGCTACGCATTCGGTATTAACCTTGCTTGCATGGAGCTGATGGGACTTACTTCCGGCGGACTGTTCGAGGATGAAGGTGGACCTCAGTACGACATCAATACCCAGAGTATGAATGCTGTCGTAAGTACCTTGAGTAACATCAAGTACAAGTCGCCTCGTAACTTCGTCGTTTGGAAACCAAATAGCGAAATCTAATTTTATCACCCCTGTAAAAAGGACTTAACACAATGCTAGATTCAGTAGCAGACTTTGGCTTGGGTGATACCATCCGAGGCCAAAACGATGATTCAGTTGACATCAACACTTCGTTGGATGGGCGTGAGTACACGTTCCCCGTGTCGGCAGATGTTGCAACAGCAGCAGGCATGAGCGGACGAGTTGTTGGTCGTCGAGTAACAGCTCGCATCTTGCGTAACAAAACTGGTGGCACTCTTGCTGCTGGTGAGATCATCCTCGTTGACATTGACGCAGGACACGCCGGTCTTGGAACCGCAGACGCTAAGTCTTCAGCAGGCGACCGCTGCTGCTTAGTTGTTGACCCAGCACTGGGTGCATCAACAGTTGCTGCAAACGACCTGTTTTATGCCATCGTCCGAGGCCCAAGCAAGGCTAAGCAACCTGCTAGTGCTGAGGACTTGGCTGCTGGCGATGTTATTAAAGCAGGAGCTTCAGGCCGACTGGCAGAGGCTGCTCTTGGTAGCGATCACGGACTCGTCTTGGGTACTGTTGTAAAAGCAGACTCAACCAACGATGCCTTGGTAGAGGTTGAACTTAACCCTGAATGGGTCTAGTTCAAAGCTCGTAGCAAATGAGTTATCAGCGGACGAGCCGCCACAATGGTTCGTCCGCTTTTTTTATGGGGCAACATGGATACGTCAGAAAGCACAGAACAAGATCCTATCGAAGCTGTGGTGAGCAACCCTCAGCATAAATACTGTACGTCATGTGGCATACGAAAGGATCTTGAAAGCTTTCATAGAGATGAAACAAAAGAAGGTGGGAGGCGAGATACTTGCAAGGATTGCAGGTCCAAGATAAACGAGCAAAAGAAACAAGACCGTTTAGATGCAAAGCTACGCCAGATTGAAGAAGAGGGGCTAGAGACACTGGGTGGCTTATCGTCGGGGGGGAGCTTCGACCCGCACATCAACGAGGTCTTTGAGGCGATGATGAAACCGTTCGGTGGAGTCAATGGGTGGGCGAAGCATTTGTTTGCAACATACTTGGCTTGTGATCCGGGCAGTCAAAAGCGTGTGAAGATTCACGACATGATGATGCAGCTTGCGGGTAAGGTGACAAAGCTTGGCTTGGCTGAGAGGCAGCTAGACATGATGGAGGAGCGAGACTTGCTCCAAGTGATGCGTCAGCATTTGGTTGAGTATCAGAAAGGAAATGAGCTGCCGCCTACAGCCATACCAACTCTTGATGGCGATGTGATAGACGCTGATGCTGTGGAGGTCAAAGATGACTGACTCGCCCGGAATGCCAGCAGATGCTCTCAAGGACATTGGACACAGCAGCTTCGCAAAAAAGAAAGCGTTTCGTGTCGCTGGCGAGATCGCCAAGAGGAGAATCGAAGCTCTAAATCTATACATCCCTCAGCCAACGCAAGACGAGTTCCATCGGTGTGATGCACCGGAGTGCATGTTGCAGGGCGGAAACAGAGGCGGCAAGTCACTGGCTGCTTTCGTTGAGGACGCAAGAGCTGTCTTAGGTAAAGACCCTTACGACAAGTACCCAAAGAGAGACGGTGTATTAGCAATCATCGGGTACAAAGAATCACATCTTGGGGGGGTAGTGTATCCGTACTTGTTCAAAGCAGGCGCATTCAAGATTATCCGTGACAAAGAGACGGACTTGTGGAGGGTCTACCGTCCTTGGGTTCCACAAGATGTTGCTAGAAAGAAGGAGGCTAAGCCAGCACCTCCTTTGATTCCTCCAAGAATGATTGAAAAGATCGTATGGAAGGACAGGGGCAAGAACGTATTCAGCAATGTGTTCCTGAAAACAGGATGGGAAATCAAAGCTTTTAGTTCACGCTCTAAGCCAGACCAAGGCTACAGTTGCGACCTACTGCACATTGATGAAGATATTCTCGATCCGAGGCACTACGAAGAAGCAGCCGGTCGTCTCATTGACAGGAGCGGTCGATTGATATGGTCTGCTCTTCCGCACGATGACAACGATGCAATCGCCAGACTTGCTGAGAGAGCGGATACACAGGCCGACGAGTTCACTAGAGGCGGTCCAAAGCCAACGACCATCGTGTATCGGATCTCAATGGAGGCGAACCCTTACCTTCCGGCAGAGGCTAAGAAAGCAGCAGTCGCTGGCTGGAAGAGCATGGGGGACGATGTCTACCGCAAGAGGGCTTTGGGTGAGCTGATAACGGACAGCGTCTTGATGTACCCAATGTGGAACAGATCGCTTCATGATGTGGATAGATATAGCGAGCAGATTCCTGAAGCCAACGAGTTCCTAAAGAATAGGAAGGTTCCTATTAACTGGTGTAGGCGTCTATCGGTTGACCCCGGACACGATACCGCAGCAGGAATCTTGATTGCTACGCCACCAAGTGGAACTTGGCACTTGGTTTTCGGAGAGATATATCTCAGGCAGTGTACGGCAAGGATGATTGCAAAAGCTCTGCATGATTCGACTGCGGGAACATGGTTCCAAACATTCTTGATTGACTCTCACGGTGGAAACCTGACCTCTATGGACACAGGCATATCTCCTCGCGAAGCATACGAGCGGGAGATGAAGGCACTTGATGTTCAGTGTATAGAAACAAAAAACAGATTCACGCCCGGCTGCTCTGTCATCGCCTACCGAGAAGAAATCACCAGAGGAATGTTGGCAGTTACAGGCGCGGGAAAGCCACAGATATTAGTAGACTTTAACGCATGTCCAAACTTAGATCGCGAAATGCGAAGGTTCCGAAAGAAGAAAGCCAATGGGGTCGTGACAGACACTGGCAACAGGCGAACTAACACCCACGCAATCGAGTGCCTTGAGTATTTAGCAACCTATGTAAATGACATAAGCGAGCCTTACATCAGACCGAAAGGAAAGAGAAAGGCTTTGACCGCAGGACAGAGGCGAGTGCGGGCATTTAAGAAGCGAATGAAAGACAGGCAAGAGGCCAAGAATCCGTTTGGTATTACCAGCACAATTATTCTCGGACCTCAAGGAACATACGATGGCTAAAAAAGCAGCACGACGAAAGCCCGCACCGAAGCCAGTAGAACCAGTGTCAACTCAAGTTGACATTGTGCCAAGCCCAGAGCCTCCCAAGGAATGGTCAATGCCACAGCCAGACCGTGGCGAGTGCGTTGTGATCTACCCGAGAGGGACCGTGTCAGCAAGGAACGCAGGCGTTGCGTTTGTTGTGTCCGCTGGCGAGAAGAGCATTGACTGTGTCTACATGAACAACGCCTACGGAGATTGCATCCATCGCGATGATCCGAGAATCAAGGCAGGCGCAGAGATACTAGATGAGATTGGCGGCATCTGGGAGTTTGCAGACGACCGTGTGCAGCAAAAGCTAAGAGAGCTTGAAGAACGAATCAATCAGCTTGAGGGTTAATCATGGACGAATATCAGCCAACAGGAAGCCAGAAGTACCCACTTGCGCCTATTGTGGATAGGTGGAAGCGGGTATTCAAAGCTGCGAGAGAGGACCGCAAGAAGAAGTTTGATGTCTTCGCTGATGAGGCAATGACTTTCTTTGATGGTCCTGTCAATCATATGTGGAGTCAGATGAAGAAGAAGTCTGGCTCTCATGACGGATTCTTGGCTGCTGACGTACAGATGCCTCAGTTTGAGATGTCTGTGAACAGACTGTTTGAGGCTGTGAGTATGTTCGGGCCAGTCCTATATCACCAGAACCCTGTGATTGCAGTAAGCCCTAGATCAAATCCTGAAGTCAGTATCGAGACTTTCTACGCTGGAAACCCGCAGGCTGCTCAGCTATTGAATATGGCTGATGCTGTGCAGCAGGGGGTTGTGACTGACCCGTTTGTTATTCAGTCAGTGCAATCGTTGTATCAGCAGTATCAGCAGGTCGTTGATGCAGACGAGAAAGCTTCTGTTGTTGACCGCGACCATGCTCACATCCTTGAGTCGATAAGTAATTACATTCAGCAGGAAGGATCGAAGCAAGACGAAGCTCGTCTTGCAATAACAGAGGCGATCATCACGGGACTGGGTCTTCTTGAAGTCAAGGTAGAGCAGCCACCGGGGGGTGGTCCCAAAATGGCAAGGAGCAGGTACAGGTCCAACAAAGACTTGTTAGTAGATCCCGATGCCAAGTATTGGAAGGATTGCACTTGGATCGCACTTCGTTCGTGTGAGCCTGCACATCAGGTAGAAGAGAAGTTTGGCTTGCCAAAGGGTTCACTGAAGGGCAAGTACGCCAGAATGTCTTCAGTCACGGGAGCCAAGGGAAGAAAGAAGAATGGAGACGGAACATACGCAGGGGTCACTCACGATCTCGTTGAATACTACGAAGTGTATAGCAAGTCAGGGGCAGGGCAGAATCTCAAGATAGGCGAGAAAGACAAGTCCGTAAAAGGGCTAGATGCTCTCGGTGACTTTGTTTACATGGCGATCTGCGAGCAGTGTCCGTACCCACTGAACTTAGCACCAGATGTTTTGCAGTCAGGGGACATGGACCTGATTCTGGATAAGACTTCTTGGGAAGCACCTTACTGGGACGACTACATGGCAGATGGCGGCTGGCCTATATGTAGGCTCAGCTTCTACAACAAGCCGGGTGAGATTTGGCCGATCAGCATGGTCAAGCCATGTATAGGCGAGCTGAAGTTTGTGAACTGGTGCATGAGCTTTATAGCTGACAAGGTTGCAGCGGGCAGCAAAATATATGTTGGCGTGATGAAGGAAGCTGGCGAAAACATTCGCTCTCAGTTGACAAGTGGTTCGGGTCCGTTCTCAGTGATTGATCTGGAAAGGATCAGCGGCACAAAGTTGTCAGACTCTATTAGCTTCATGCAAGCACCTAACTTTTCCATAGATATTTGGAATATGGTTGCACAGGTGAACGAGCAGATTGATAAGAGGTTAGGTCTTACGGAATTGATGTACGGGCAGTCTAGTAGGCAGATGCGTTCGGCAGCAGAAGCTCAGTATCGTCAGCAGAACATAAACATTCGGCCAGACGATATGGCATCTCGCGTAGAGGACTGGCTTTCTCTCTCGGCAACTAGAGAGATTCAAGCAATGCGGTTTGTCTCCGAGTTTGAAGACCTCGTTCCGATTGTCGGTCAGACTGCTGCAATGGTGTTTCAGCAGCAAATACTTACCGACGAGGTGAGCAGAATCACCAGAGACTTCCGGTATAGGGTAGAAGCTGGAACTGCTCGAAAGCCGAACAAGGACTCTCAGATCGCGCAGCTAACGGACATCGGGCAGTACATTTTGCCCGTGATCCAGCAGGCAATGATGAGCGGTGTAACTCGTCCTTACAACGCATATATGCAAGCTCTTGGGCGAGCAATGGATATGGAAGTTGGACAATTCCTGCTTGGAGATGCAGAACAGCAGATGCTTGTGCAGATGAATGCACCACCACAGCCTGCTGAAACTCAACAACAGGATCAATCAGAATGAGCCAAGATCGAGTAGCGAGTATTGAGTCGGACATGGACTCCCTTGGGGTGCGACACATCTACGACACGCTCGTAGCAGATGGTCAGTCTCCAAATATGGCAGCAATGCTTGCGGCGATGCGTCCTCCGGGGGTGTGGAATACAGACAGTAAGTTCAACAAAAGAGAAAACGAGCGAATGAAAGCTCTCAACGACGATCAGTTGGACGACATTGTCAGAATAGCTAAGAGAGCCGGGATCAACACACACGGAAAGAGCTACAACGGTCAGCTTGGTAAGTACAACGATCCAGCAGCGTGGGTGTCAAGCACGAACGATGTCAAGAACTCAGCCATAGAAAAGGGCATGGACATTGACGGGATGGTGAAGGTCAAGGCGTATGGCGGTCCTAAGAAGAAGCCTCGTCTAGCGAAAGACATAGTTGATCGGCTTGAGGGTCAAGCCAGAGGCAGAGATCGTAAGTTAGACGAATCCTGTAAGAAAAGCGATAATGCAAGAAGAGAGCTAAGAGGAAAGCTCGTTGACAAGCACGGAGCAAGAAAAAAGGACTGATATGCCAAGCGGAGACAAAGGTGCGTACAAGCGAAAAGCAAAACCGTCCGGTGGAAAGTCAGAGTCTAAAGTCAACGAGGCCGGGAACTACACAAAGCCCGGCATGAGAAAAAGGATGTTTAACAAGATCAAGTCCGGTGGCAAGGGCGGAAAGCCCGGTCAGTGGTCAGCTAGGAAAGCACAGATGCTCGCGCTTGCATACAAGAAAGCGGGCGGAGGATACATGGACTGATGGCAAAGCTCGAATCACAGAGAAGCCTAGAGAAGTGGACCTCCGAGAAGTGGAGGACAAGTGACGGGAAGAAAGCCCAAAGGAAGGGAGGCACAGTCCGATACCTTCCTGACAAGGCTTGGAAGTCTTTAAGCCCAGCAGAGAAGCGAGCAACAAACGCCAAGAAGAAGAAAGCCTCAAAGAAGGGAAAGCAGTTCGTTTCCAACACACCGGCAGCGAAGAAGGCAGGGAAGCGAGCAAGGTCGTGACGTAAAAAGAGGTTGCTAGTTTAGCGGCAAGGAGATCAGGGATGAACAGATACCTAATGAGCAAAGAGCAGATGGGGGTTGTTCGGGCAGAGACTCGTCTTGCCTACCTAGGAACTGTAAAGAGGTTTTTGAATCCTGTTCTCAGTAAACCAGAAATAAGAAGGATTGCGATTGGGGAGACAAGATCGCGGCTTATTGAGTCAGGAAGATTCAACTCGATTCTAGGAAGCTTGCTTCTCGCCATAGCCATGAAGTTCATCGAACGGCTTATCGACAAGTGGCTAAACGACGAGTTGTTTGCAGTGGATACCATCTCACGGACAGCATCAAAAGGAGAGCCGGGTTATGTCTCTTAAAGAAAATCGCACATGGCAATTCTTGGTGGGGTGCTTTTGTCTCTTTCTGGCATATAAGTGCTGGTCGCTGGGCGTATTCTCATGGTTCTTCAGAGAGGAAACCGAAGGCTTTGAAAGCGTTTCCCTACTTCCTCTTGTCCTTACGGCGGTCGTCAGTGCAATTCAGATGGTCGGCCTG